ATTTCGTGATGTTTTTAAAGGAGAGCAAGGACAAGATCTTCTTGCAATACTTGCTAAGAAATTTCATGTTTATAAGTTTATGCAAATTCCTGATCCTTATGTCTCTGCCTTCCAAGAAGGTCAAAGATCAGTAGTAATTCAAATAATGGAGATATTACAAACGGATCTGGATGCTCTAAAAAGGCGATTAGATCTACAACAAGAAGCAAAAGATAAAAGGAGAATATAATGGAAGAAACTGTAGCCCCTGAGGAATCAGGACAAGTTACTGAAGAGGTAAATCCGCTTGCATTTGATCCAGGTAGTTTACCCGAAGGCTTGAGGGCAGAACCAAGTCTTCAAACATTTGACTCAGTAGATAAACTTGCAAAGTCCTACGTTAATGCAGTCAAGAAAATAGGTTCAGATCCTTCATCTATGGTGCAGTTACCAAGAGAAGGCGAATCTTGGGATAACTTCTATAATCAAGTTGGAAGACCTGAGACTCCAGAAGGATACGAATTTGGTGATGATCCTGAAAATACTTTAGAATTTTACAGGAATGCAACTCACCAATTAGGTCTAACTCAAGAACAAGCACAAGGTATGCTTGACTTGTATGCATCTGTACAGGAAGATCAAATGAAGCACGATAATCAGGCTTCTGCTGATTTTGCCATAAATAGTGAAATTGAATTAAAACGTGACTGGCAAGCCTCATATGATGCAAAAATGGATCAAGCACAAAGAGCGTTTAAACAGTTTTCAACACCTGAATTAGATAAACTGATTGATGAAACAGGTCTTGGGAATCATCCTGAGTTTATTAAAACCTTTGCAAAAATCGGTTCTATGATAGGTGAAGATCGTCTGGTAGTAGGTACAGGATTAGGACAATCTGGTATATCCCCACATGATGCAAAAGCAGAAATTCAGTCTCTTTATTCTGATACTGAGTTTTCTAAATCATACAGGGATAATACGGATCCTGGTCATAAGGCTGCTATGGACAAGATGGATAAGTTATTTAAAACAGCTTATCCTGGACCTTAATGCCAAATAGAAAAGAACGAAGAAGATAATCGCAAGACCTTCTAACTTTTTTTCTGCGACCCAATAGGATAATCGCTAGGCTGTTGTTTTAGTTGCATACGCCTCATGGCGTACTGCGTTTTTTTAATCTATATTTTATATGGAACAATATGCCAACATTTAGTGATATTGAAACCTCGTATGTCCAGCGTTATGCTTCGGATGTACAGCATGTCTTACAGCAAAAGACTACCAGGTTGAGGAATCAGGTATCCCAAAAACTTGATTGTTCAGGGATTGCAGAATTCATTGACCGCATTGGTAATGCTGCTGCTGAGAATAAGAATGCAAGGTTTGCAGATTCTCCTGTACAGTCCATCGCTCACCAGCGCAGGAGAGTTACAGCACGACCATATCATGCAGGGTTCTTTGTAGAAGGTTTTGACACTCGTAGGATGAACTATGATGTCTTTCAGCCTTATGCAGAAGCAACAAGCATGGCAATGGCTCGTAAAATGGACGAAATCATTGTTGATGCTGCCTTTGGCTCTGCATATCAGTCAGAAGGTGGAGCAATGGATGGAGCAACAGAAGTTGTATGGTCTACTTCAAGTACTGAAAAAACACTTTCTGGTACTACAATAGGAGATCAGTTTATTGCTGCTTCTTTCTCTTACCATTCATCACCAACTGCTCGTACGAGTGGTTCAGCAACTAACTCAGATTTTCCTTTAACTATTGATAAACTTCTTCGTGCAAGACGAATACTTGCCCAGAATGAGGCAGATCAATATGATGAAGGTGGTAATCCCCTCTTTACTGTTGTGTGTTCACAGGCTCAAATAGAAGCTATGTTGCACCTTGAAGCTGTACAGAGTGTTGATTACAACAATCTTCGTGCATTGGTTGAAGGCCAGACTAATTACTTTGCAGGATTCCAGTTTATTCGTTATGAAAAACTGCCTACAATTGATAATACAACTGGCATGAGCCATGCTTCAAATGCTGGAGAAAAGGTATTAGCCTTCCATCCTCTAGGGCTTGCCCTGTGTGTCTGGATGGATCCAGTAACTAAAATTGAACAACGTGCAGATAAAAGTTTCACACCATATGCATATTTTGAAATGGATATGGGAGCAACTAGAGTCTGGGAAGAAATGGTTGTTCAAATTGACTGTCTTAAAGTAGCTTAATTAATTTTGAGTCCTTTTAGACGAACGCTTAACTATTAATTAAGGAGCCAATATGGCAGACGTATACGGAGTACAACAGACAAAGGCAAATTCTGTACCTATGAAGATGGGCGATGCTCATTCAATGGGTGGCAGAATGCGTATTTTGTCTGATACATATACTGTCCCAGCATCTGGGGCAGCAGTAGGCGATGTTATCGTGATAGGCGATTTGCCTAAAGGTGCAAGAATTTGGGATGCACATTTAGGTGTAAGTGCTGCGGTAGGAACTGGTCCAACAGCATTAGGAACCAGAGTAACAGATTCAACTGGTACTACTACTACTGATCATGATGCAATATTAGGTGAAGCCTCGCATAACGCCAACTTCAATCGAAAGATTGAAAGTGGACAGACTGCAACTACAGCTAGTGTTGCTCCCCTATCATATCCTGATGGAGCTACCATCATAGTTACTAATAAAACAACTGTGTGGACTGCTGGCAGGGTATGGACTTGTACGATTTGGTATACAATCGACTAAAACCTATAGGGGTATAGAGACTTATTTTGCTAATAAGGCTGGAATGGTCCAGTCTTCCAATCCATGGTCAATAAGTAGCTATGCCCCTTTTATAAAAGGAAATTATGAATAGAGTTAGTGTAGCTAATCTTGCCTTATCTAACTTGGGGGAAGCTCCAATTCAGAATCTTACTGATAATAATGCAAGAGCAAGAATCGCAAGTTCTAGGATTGATGATGTAATTCGATCTGTGTTGAGAATGCATGATTGGAATTCTGCAATGAAAAGAGTTACATTAACTAAGATAGATGATCCTTTATTTGGCTGGAACTCAACTTTTCAGCTTCCACAAGACTATATAAAGGTAATTGAAGTATGGCCTGTCTCCAGGTACAGGGTGCAAGGAAAGAATATCTTGTCAAATGAAGCTACCTTAAATCTTTTGTATATCTATGAACCAGAAGATATTAACTCATTAGATGTGTTACTTGCAGAATCTATGGCTCTTAAATTAGCCGTAGAAATGGCAGAAACACTAACAGGGAAAGATGGGTTAAAAGACAGGATGATGCAGAAGTATCTTATGGCACTGCAAGAAGCACGATCTGCCAATTCAAAAGACAAGACTCCAGAACATCGAGAAGAATCAACATTCTGGAATGCACGAAGGAGAGCATCTGGACAGCCCCATAGAACCTGGTCAACTCCATCTACAGGCTATGCGGTACTTAACAATTTTGTTCCTCCTGCATCGTGATAAATGATATACGAATTTCAGCAACCCAGATTTACAGAAGGCGTTCTCGCTAAAAGCCTTCAAGGGCGATCCACAGAAGAATTCTACCTTTATGGTGTAAAAGCTGCACAGAACATGATCCCTCTTCTTGAGGGTCCCATGATCAAAAGACCTGGAACAATTCATGTTTCAAGTGCAGGACATATAACATCACGATTATTCCCATTTTATAAAGGCGGTGAAGAAGCATATGTTGTGGAAATAGGCTACGACAACAGTGCATCTGCCACTACACTTACATGTTCAGCTTCAAGCGGAGCCACAACGATTACAACAACTGGTAATACTAATACTATAGCCGTTGGTCAGCATGTATATGGAGCAAATGTAGATGGATCTGCAACAACAGCGTATCCAAATACAAATAAAGATTCATCTTCACAAGTTGCCTCAATAACAAATGCTACAACTTTTGAAATAACCAATGAAACTACTGGCTCAATAAGCAGTGGAACTTTAAGTTTTAGTAATAAGCCTTTTATCCGTATATATTCACAGGATCGGCTTTTAAGTGTGCAAGGTACAACAACACCATATGTCATAAAATCTCATAGATGGATTGTTGACAGTAATATTGATGAAATTGCAACTCTGCAAGTAAGTCAAAGTGGTGACGTACTATTCTTTACATGTCCTACCAGAGTACCATTCCTGTTATCACGAACACTTGAACCT